CGGATCGCGTGCTCGATTAGCTGATTTGGCGCTACATGAACGAGAACAAAAGTTGCTCTCGTTGCTACCGGGGGTGAACATTCGCGAACATTCTGCGCATTGTCGATCCGGGCGTTTGTTTGCCGATATGTGAGATTGAAGGCAACTGCGTGAACAATATACGGATTGCTCTTCCCTTACCTCAATGCTTCGCTTGGCGTATTTGCGAAGCCTTTCTCCCAAGTTAGAACAATGATCGCATTGAAATGGTATATTCTTGCGAAGCTCTTTATATGATAGTAGATATCCCATGCTCTATTTAGCATAAAATAGGTGCCAGCATCCGTTTTCGAACAATCTTTTTAAGAATGGCGACCGATGAGGAAATCGAATCCTCGACAGGGCATAGACAGTGCCCGGTTTTGCCACTAAACTAATCGGCCTTAATATGGTGAGCAGAGAGAGAATCGAACTCTCGCCTCAAGATTTTCAGTCTCGCGCGCCAACAACCACCTACGCTACCTGCTCATTTACTGTATTTGTGGTGGCTCTGGAAGGAATCGCACCTCCTACGCGAAGATTTTCAGTCTTCCGCTCTACTAATGAGCTACAGAGCCATCAAAAACACAGTATTCATGTTGGGGAGGGACTGATTTCCCTCCCCGGTATTCTGGCCCCCACGAAGGAAATCGAATCCTCCTCGACCCAGCGTGACAAGCTGGCGTCGTCACCAGACGACTCCGCAGGGAAACTTTGGTCTCGGGGGAGGGTCTTGAACCCCATGGCGAGCGTTTCACCGCTTCCACAGCCCGTGAGAGCTTACGGATGATCAGTCCGCAATGGCCCTCGCTGCTTCCCTGATCAGGGGAGTGCCCGAGATAAACTTGAAACTATTGAGGCACACCATATCGGTCGTTGTCTATTCCCCCGATGCTTTGGCGTGCCCGCCGTAGCATCTTCGGAATGGTGTCCGATCTACGGTTGCCCGTTTACATCACCATTCATAGTCGTCTCATCATCTACGCGCAGACTTTGGGACGAGTGCCTTAAACTTTGAAACTGGTACCTGTGGCACGACTTGCACGCGCTCTCTTACCCGTATGAAGGGTATGCTTTCCTCGGTAAGCTACACAGGCGTGGAGAAGGCTAGACGGACGCTTTGGGCATTTATCCGTCTTGGAGTCCCGAAGGACCGTTGACCACCTTCAGGATCAACTGCTGCTTCTACCGTCATGCCCGACAGTGAGAAGCCATCTCGGCAAAAAGAAACCCCGCCTAGCTGGTGTGCTTGGCGGGGTCTGCTGGGTTCTGAATGTCCTAGACTATATGTCCACTGGTTCAGAACCCAGCGGACAGCCAACGCTGCACCGCTAGGCGATGGTATCCATATCAAACATAAACATGGCAGCGGCGTTGGTCACGATAGTCTTCCTAAATCTCGAAGCGGCGATGATCACCGCTATGTTTTTATTTATGCCAGAACGATGATTTGGCGTCAATAAGAAAAATGCATCACCGCAATTTTTCTGCACCGGCTTGTGAGCGCAGCCCGAGCGATCCCGGTGCCCGGCTTTGTAGACCGGGTTTTTGAGCGCGGGAAGTGAGTTTCGTCGCATGTGCGGTGCTGCGCAGACCGGGGCGATAGATGGCACGGTCATCGTCTTCGTGAACGGTGAGGCGACCCTTGACCAGCACGCGACCCAGCATTGTGCCCGCGTCATCGTCTTCGGTGATGAACGCGCCATTGTGGGTGATGAGGGTGCCGAGTGACTCGACGAGATCATCGTCTTCCGGACCATTTGCCAGCCCGGTGATGCGTAGGGTGCCGGTCGCTTCGGTGAGATCGTCTTCTTCGAGTGACGAGGCGATTGCCCGCACGGAGATTGATCCCACGGCGGCGGGGGAGTCGTCGTCTTCCAGTATCGCGAGGCTGCCCGAGAGATTGAGGCGGGCGGTCGAGGCGATGGTATCGGTGTCGGTCGAGGATGCTTGCCCGCGAATAATCGTTTTCGCGTTCGCGGAGATGATGTCGTCGCCTTCGATGACGGTCGATGCGGCGTGGGCGGTGGTGCGCGATACACTTGCGAGTTGGTCATCGATCTCGATGATGGAAGTGCGGGCCGCGATGGTGATCTTGCCCAATCCCACGGCGGTATCGTTGCTCTCGATGGTCGCCGTGGTTGCGGTGATGCGATTGATGGCACGGGCCGCGATGGTGTCATCGGTTTCGGTGATCGCCACGGTGCCCATGGTGACGATGGTGTTGAGGGAGACGCGAGACGATACGGTATCGTTGGCTTCGACAATAGGGGTCGAGGCTTTGATCTTTGTCTTGGCGGTCGCGGCAATGATGTCGTCGGCGTCGGTGCTGTTCAATGTCGCGGTGACGGGGAGGCGAGCCGTTGACGACATGGTGTCGGTATCGGTGAGTGATGCCTGACCGGTAATCTTCGCCTTTGCGGTTGCCGTCGTGGTGTCGTTGGCTTCCGTGATCGCAGCGGTGGCCCGGCGCGTGGACATCGTTCCCGCCATCGCCGCGTCATCGACTTCGGTGATCGTGGCGGATGCCGTGATGCGCAGCCGTGCCGTCGCCGACATGGTGTCGAAGTCGGAGGAAATCACCTGACCGGTTATTTTGGTACGAGCGCTTGCGGCTACCGTATCATTGTTTTCGGCGGCGGAGAGCGTCGCACGAAGTTTGTTTTGAGCCGTTGATGAGAGGGCATCAGCGTCTGTATTGGATAGGGTGGCGCGGATGATGGTGCGACCCGATATCGTGACGGTATCGCTGGATTCCTCGACGGCGAACGTTCCCGTTATTCCAGTGCTGATGTCGGGCGCGGCGTAACTAATGGCAATGATGCCGGGGCTGCCCATACCGCCGTCGCCGTTGGTCGCACCTCCGCCGCCGCCCGCGCCATAGCCGCCAGCATCGCCGCCGCGACCTCCGTTGCCTTTACCGCCGCCGCCGCCGGAACCCGGCCCATGCGTGGCGTCCCATACGGGATCGGTGCTACCGAAACCAGCAATACCTCCTGAATTTCCAGAACCAGCACCTGAACCGTTTTGGCCGTCCGACACCGGTCGAACCGATCCGGCAAGACCACCGGGGGTTCCGTCGCGTGCTACACCGCCAGCACCAGCGCCAGCACCATTGCCCTGTTCGCCGTTACCACCGCCGTTGGCACCACCCGAGCCACCGCCACCAGCGGACGATCCACCAGCGCCGCTCGTGCCTGCCGGTCCATTTGGTCCGGGGGCAGAACCACCGGCACCGCCGCCAAAAGACGAACCACGTCCGCCGCCGGATCGACCAGTATAGACGACATCGCCGACCGATAACGCAAGAGAACCGGCGACGCCCGCTGCACCCGCGCTGGTAGGATTACCGCCTGCTTTGGCAAGCAGAAAGGTTGTGGACTTAAACCAAGTATCGAGGACTGAACCAGCCGCCCCGACTTGACATGAGAAAGTGTCTCCGGGATTAACCGCGACATTCAATCTCGCTGCATAGGAACCCGACGCACCGCCCGAACCTCTAACGCCAGAGGTCTGTTCGGCGGTAAGGGCAGAGCCGCCAGCGCCGATGCCTTCGACTTTGATAGAGGTGACGCCGCTGGGGACTTTCCAACTTGTCGTTCCTGCTTCGATAAAAACGGTTACGGGTTTGCGGCCACCGGTCGAAGAGGCAGTATCGCCATCTTCCACAGAGACCAGTATGCCTCGAAGTATGGCTTTGCCAGTTGCGGAGATAATATCGCTATCGGTCGTGGTTGTGCTTGAACCAGAAATACGAACACGCGCCGATGCCACCGCAGTGTCGTTTTGTTCTGCAATTTCGGTATAGGCGATTTGTGGAAGTTGTGCAGCAGTTTTGAAGTTTCCGGTTGCGGACAGAGTATCGCTATCGGCAGAGGAGTTAACTGAACCTTTGATCTTGACAGCAGCAGTCGAGGTCAGCGTGTCGCTATCGACGGTTGAGTTGACCTGTCCTCTGATCTTCACCACTGCCGTCGAGACGAGCGTGTCGTTATCGGCGGTTGTGATTACACTACCAGTGACGCCGAAGACAGTGTTGGCAATGATTGGCGCAGCATTACCGTTCGTCGCTGTCCATTGTTCAATGGACAATTCGCCGGGCGAATAAAACTGCGCCATGGATTAGCCCTGAACGAGCAGGACGGAACCGTTCATTGCTCCCGATGATGTCTGGGTGGTTGTTGCGTGGAAGGTCAAGCACGAGCTATCGAAGATTTGCGGAAGTCCAAGCTGCGACCAGTCAGCGGTGTAGGTGTAGTTGGCAATCGAGCACATCACCATCGTCTTCTCCACCGTCGCGGTAACACCGAAGTTACCGGCGGTGCCGCTGGTGACCGACAGGGTGACGGATTCGATGGAGCGGATGTAGTCACCGGCAAGGGCCACGATGGGGATCAAGCGACCCGCTGCTGTCGTTGCCGGTACAGAAACTGTCGTGGTCTTGCCCGTGGTGCCGAGATGATTGGTATAGGTGATGGTCGCCACGGTTGCGGTCGAACCAGTTGCCGTGTACCATTCGAGGAACCACAGCACGTTGGAATAGTCGGCGCGGCCTTTGCGCTGCGCGATGTTGTCCGTGCCCGCAAGGGCGAGAAGATCAACACCCACGGTTTGTGCCGTGGTGACGATACCGGACAGTCCACCCATATGGGCGAGACGGTCGTGCATTTCTGTGGTCTGTGCGCTGTTGGCGAGGTAGGTGGCGCGAGCGATATACAGCGACGCGCCGGTGGGGTTGGTATAGATGGCCCCACCGAGCGTCGTGTTATTGCAAGTCGCTGCCGTGGTGGGGACCGTCCCCTGACCTACGGTGACGCCGACCGAGCGGAAGTATGAGGACGCGCCGCCCGCAACCAGACCAGTAATGGACGCCTTGTTCAGGTTGATTTTCTGGCGAGTGCTTGCCGCCATTGCGGCAACCAACCCGTCCAAGTTGGTGATCGCCATATCGGATTACGCGTTGCCAGCAGTGAGCGTGAACGAGCTAACGATGAAGTCCTGACCAGCCGCGAACGACGTGTTGTCGAGAACCATGTCGCCGCCACCGCCGGACATGGAAACCGTGCCCTGAATGTGGCACACGGTGCCAGCGGGATCATAGATGCGGAAGTGGCCAGCAGTGCCAGCGGCATCGGCGGCGGTGTCTTCCCAAGTGCCCGACATCGACTTCACGCCATTGACGGCATTGGCCATCCAGTCGGCGGGGAGATTGACAGTGGCGAGAACCGTGCCGGAATCGGCGGTTGCGCAAGTCGCGGGAGCCGCGCCGGTGCGAACCTTCAGGATTGCCGAAGCGCCGACCGTGGTTTCAACCACATCAAGGCGGGCGTTACGCACCGCAACAGAATACTGCATAATATATACCTCACAAGAAAGCGCTACGATCAGCGTGTCTGGAAGTATTTATGCTACTGGCGAACCTTTGTAGCCCGTTCGGTAAATCTTTCCTTCAAGTTGAATCTTCGGCTGCGCGGGCACCGTTTCATCGATGAGAACATAGGGGGAGGGGACAGTGGGGAGGGATTCGACTTCGCTTCTTGTCAAGTAGACGAGCAGGCCGAATGGATCATTGGGGTCGGCGATGAGTTGCTTGCGCAGACGCGCACCCGGAACCTCTACAAAGATCACCGCAGTCGAGATATCGACCTGTGTGGGGGATGATCCTTCTGTCCACCGCGAATAGGGGAGATTGAGGGCTTCCCGACCATGAACCGAAACAGCATTAGTGGTGGGGTTGATATCCATCGACGACTCCTTGAACGCCGATATTTATCCCGGTGATTAAATACACCTATGCGCAACTTTATCAATCTCGTTGAGAAATTCCAGATGGACCTCAAGCCCGAGGACGACACGCAATTCAGCGTTACGGTCCCGGCCAAGTTTGCACGACAGGTTCGTGAGATGGTGGAAGACACCTTCTACGCCAACGTGTTTTACAGCCAGAAGGGCCTACTGTCGAACAAGTTTACCTTTCACTGCCGCAGCAGCGATGTTGCCGCGCAGTTGAAACAGGAGTTGGCGAAGTTTAGCGCTTAAAGCGTAAACCCCAACTTTGCCATGCGCGCATCAATCAGCGCGATGGCTTCGTTGCAGCGCTGGTCGTCGCCAGCGAATGCCGAATCCCATTCTTCGACGGCGGTCTGTTCGTCGTGCTGCGCGACAATCTCATCGCGGATCGCCTTGCGATCGGCAAGCTCTTCCTGCGCAAACCGGCGCATATGCCGGAACGATCCCGCGTCCGAGAAATCGGCAGGGATATCGTCGATCCAATCACGGGGATGCCAGCGCATACGAGGTTCCTTTGAGTTGTTAAGCCCGCCTATAACTCGGGGCTCTAAATAGTCAAGCGTATTCTCTCCAAACACCGACCTACTGACCCGTCAAGGGGGCCTTGTTGCTAAATATCGTAGGTATCGAGAATTAGGAGAAATAGGAATGGCTCTGCTGTCCCCCGGAATTGAAATCAGCATCATCGACGAAAGCTACTACGATAGCGCATCGCCGGGTAGCGTTCCGCTGATCGTTATTGCGACTGCGATGAATAAGACCGCGCCGTCTGGCAGCGGCATCGCACCGATGACGACTACTGCCGCTGCGGGCAAACTGTTCCTCGCAACTTCGCAGCGTGAGCTTGTTCAGGCGTTTGGTAACCCTGTGTTCTATTCCGCTGGTGGAAGTTCGCTCCACGGTTATGAATTGAACGAGTACGGTCTTCATGCCGCTTACTCGTTCCTTGGTATCTCGAACCGCGCCTATGTTCTCCGCGCCGACATCGATACTGCGGCACTGATCCCCAACTCGACTGCTCCGACTGGTGCTCCGGTTCACGGTACTTACTGGTTCGATGTTGCAGCTACGAAGTTTGGCGTCTTCCAGTCGAACGGCAACAAGGTTCCGGGTCTCGCTTGGTCGTCCAAGACGGTCAAGGTTGCCGACCATCTCTCCACTGTTTCGCAGACCATCGACGGTCTCACCCTGTTCGTTCCCAGCGCTGATTTTGGCACCAACGGCGACTTCGCTGTTGTTGTTCAGGATGCGAACAACTTCATGTTCGAAAAGCTCGCTGGTAGCTGGTACAAGCTGGGTTCGACGGCTTGGAAGGCACAGCACCCGACCATCGTTCGTGGCAAGGTTTCCCCGGATGCGATGCTCGCCGGTGACACCTTCACCATCACCGCCAACGGCAAGACCGCAACCGTGATCTGCACCGTGGGTGCTGGTTCGGGCGTGGTCGGCGACATCAACGGCGCTCTCGCCTCCGCCGCCCTGACCGGCCTCACCGCTACGCTCATTTCGGGCGCTGTCGTGATCACCAACACCACTGGTGGTGCCATCACTCTCGGCATCGGTACCGGCACCCCGCTCACCGCACTCGGGCTGACTGCCAAGAGCTACAATGGCGTGGGCGTCACCTACACCAACGACGCATCTTACCCCACGGGCTCGATTGTCGGCGACATGTGGGTCAAGGGTTCCTCGACCAACAACGGTGCTGATTTCTCGGTCAAGGTCTACAACGCCAACTCCGGCGTCTGGGAGAAGGTCGCAGCACCGTTCTTCCCGTTCACCGCGACGGTCGCCGATGGCACGCCGGGCAAGGACGCAGCAGCGGTTTCGGCAAAGATCGACTCTCTGGGTCGTGTCTATGTCGGTTACGATTCGCTCAACGGTGTGATCCAGCTTCGTCGCTTCGACGGCACCAACTTCGCCACGCTCTCCTATGAGGCTTCGGTGAATGTTCCGGTCACCGCTCCGGCGGCAGGCGCGCTCTGGTTCTCGAACGACTTCCGCGCAGACATCATGGTCTCCGATGGTGCCAACTATCGTGGCTACCGCAACTACTTCCCGGAGACCAACCCGGCTGGTCCGTTCCTTCAGGGCACCGCGCCCACGAAGCAGAGCGATGGTACTGCGCTGGTTTCGGATGATCTCTGGATCGACACCACCGACCTCAACAACTACCCGCGTATGCGCCGCTTTGATGCGTCCACGCAGCGTTGGGCGTTGATCGACACTGCCGATCAGACTTCGCCGTTTGGCGTGATCTTCGCGGATGCTCGTCAGGATTCGGGTGTGGCTTTCACTGGTCAGCAGAACAGCGGCTACACTTACGAGTCGGAGCTTCAGGCCGATCTGCTTCGCAGCGATTATGTTGATCCCGATGCCCCCGATGCACGCACCGTGCCCGCTGGCATGTTGCTGTTCAACACCCGTTTCTCCACCTACAACGTCAAGCGTTGGGAGCCGGAGTATTTCGGTTACGGCGGCTGGGACGACGACACCGATTACACGATGAACACCTACCACGCCGGTGGCCATGGCTTCGAATTCCCGCGTCTCGCCGACGCTGGTCGTTGGGTCACGGTCTCGGGTAACCGTCAGGATGGTTCGCCGCTGATGGGTCGCCGCGCACAGCGCGCGATGATCACCAAGGCGATGGCGGAAGTCGTGATCGCTTCGGACGAGGCACGTTCGGAAATCATCGATTTCAATCTCATGGCGGCTCCGGGTTATCCCGAGCTTATCGACGAGATGGTCTCGCTCAACACCGACCAGAAGAACACCGCGTTCATCGTCGGCGATACTCCGGCACGTCTCGCTCCGAATGCAACGGCGATCCAGAATTGGGCCACCAACGCATTCAAGGCGGCTTCGAACGGCGAAGATGGTCTCACCACCAGCAACGCTTATGTTGGCGTCTACTATCCGTGGGCTCTCGGCACCAACGTGGATGGTTCGGAAGTCATGATTCCGCCTTCGACGATGGCTCTGCGCGTGATGGCACAGAACGATCAGGTCGCATATCCGTGGTTCGCTCCGGCGGGCAGCCAGCGCGGTCTTGTCACCAATGCCAACTCGGTGGGCTTCCTCAACGCGGGTGAAGAGTACCAGTCGTCGCTGCTCAATCAGGGCGTCCGTGACACTCTCTACTTCAATGCGATCAACCCGATTGCTTACGAGCCGAACCGTGGCCTCGTTGTCATGGGTCAGAAGACCCGTTCTTCGCTCGCGACTTCGATGGACCGCATCAACGTTGCGCGTCTCACCAACTACATGGCACGTGCCCTCGACGGCATCGCACAGCCTTTCAAGTTTCAGCAGAACGATCAGCAGACCCGCGATTCGTTCAAGGCCGCTTTGGAGCGTTTCCTTGCTGGTCTGATCGGCCTTCGCGCAATCGAGGATTACGCCGTTCAGTGTGACATCGACAACAACACTCGTGAGCGCATCAACCGCAGTGAGCTTGTTGCCGATATCGCGATCCTGCCGACGAAATCGGTTGAATTCATCTTTATTCCGATCCGCCTCGTCAACGACGCGATCTAATCTCCAAGATCGATACCAAGAAGAGAGCGTCCGGGCAACCGGGCGCTTTCTTTTTGTCTATTCCATAAATACAATATGGCCGAAACTATCATGAGCACAATCGTGCACCTTATCATCACCTTGCTCGTGGTAAAGCTCTATACTGACATCACTGTCAAGAAGAAGGGCCAGACCGATCAGAAGATGACTTGGAAGGATGCTTCCGAAGTCATCGAGAAGTTGGAGAAGCGTATTTCGCAACTCCAAGAGCGCGATGCGCTGTCGCAGGAGAAAATCTGGAACCTCGAAGATCAGAACCGTATCCTAAAACTCCACCTTTTGGAAATGAAGCGTGAAGTTGCAGCAAAGTCAATGCCATCGTCGCCCTTCACCTCGAAGCTTGGTAGCGACGATTAAGCCCGATCTTATGAGATTTTCATAAATAACAGTGGATGCAAATCCGCTGTTATTAGGAGATCACGATACCATGGCGACTATTCAAAACTTTGGCGTTCCGGGCGGCGATGGCATTCGCACCCGTATGCTTCAGCCGAAGGTTTCATACAAATTCCGCGTCCGCGTGATGGGCTTTGGTCCCATTTCGACGCCGCTCGACCTCACCGCACAGGTGCAGTCGGTTTCGCGTCCGCAGGGCCAGACCGAGGCAGTGGCTGTTCATAGCTACAACTCGATCATGTATTTCGGTGGTAAGCCGACTTGGAACAGCGTTGAGCTTGTTGTCCGTGATGATGTCACGAACGCAGTTTCGCGTCTGGTCGGTCACCAGTACCAGAAGCAGATGAACCACTTCCAGCAGACTTCGCCGCTGGCTGGTTCCAACTACAAGTTCGACATGAAGATCGAGACCATGGACGGCGGCAACGACGGCGTGCTCGAAACGTGGAACCTTGAAAATTGCTTCCTCGAAAATGTCAACTACGGCGAATTCAACTACGCGAACAGCGAAGTCATGCAGATTTCGATGACCGTTCGCTACGACAACGCCACGCAGGCCGATGGTCTGATGCCGCTGCTTCCTGAACTTCAGGGCGGCGTATTCATTTAATCTTGCCTTTATGGCATGATTAAATAGGTGTATGGCTCGTGATCTAAACAACGCATACCTCGCCACTCCCAATCAGGCTTCCACAGCCTTTGGGATTGGCGGGGCTCACCCTATCCGCCCCAAATCGCTTTTCGTCATGCGCTTCTTGCGCAAGGCAGGCGAGGGCGGCGATGAATGGAAGGGTGGATTGAGCTTTCTGGTCAAGATGATTGACCGCCCCACCGTTCAGCCCGTGGTTGAAGAACTCAACCAATACAACAAAAAGCGCGTGATCCACACCGGGATCAAATACTCACCGGTAACGTGTATCCTCTACGATACCGCCGATAGTGCCGCCACGAGCATGTGGGTGCAGTACGCACAGCATTATTTCGGCGACTATCGCCAAGATGCTTCCAGCTATCGCGACGATGTGATCTCCCCCAAAATGTTCGGCACGACCGGGCAGAACACAGAAGGGTATGGTTTTGGAATCAACAAAACCAGTGCCGCATCCGTCGATGGTAGCAACACGCAGTTTTTCTTCGACCGTATTGATGTCTTTCAGGTTTGGGGCGGGGAATACACCTGTTTCCAGCTTCTCAATCCCCGCATCAGCAACTTCGATCCCGATGAACTCGACTATGAGGCATCCGGTGCCGCCACTATCACCATGACGCTCGCCTATGAGGCGATCTATCACGAGAATGGTGGTAAGCCCCAGAACATCACCGACAACGCGTCGTTGATGGAAATCTTCGGTGGCGTGTTCAATGGCGAGACCATCGATCCGCAGCCGAGTGAACCGCGCCGCACAAGCTTTGTCTCATCTCCTTTGGGATCGAGCAGCACACTGTCCGCTAATGCTCTCAAGGATTTGCTTGGTAACCCCGACCCCGTGGACTTCGTGGAGTCGGATCGCAGCGATACCGTGACCTCTGCTGGTGGTGCTTTGAGCCGCTACGGGGACTTTGATTTCGGCGATTTCATGGCTCTGGGTTCCACCCTCCCATCGGAGATGTCATTGTTGTCCGGATCGAAGGCCACACAGGATGTGGGCGCGATTGGCGATCCATTCCCATCATGGGTCAAGACTACCAAGCAGGCCAATGAGCTTGAGCTTGCCCGCTTGCAACAGTCACAGAGCCGCGCCAATCAGGATGCGGTTGGGAGCGCACTCGGTACCGGTATTGCGTTCATCCCCGATGTGGCGAAAGGATTGGGTGCGGCATCGCTCCTGCAAGGCAACTCGCCGCTCGATCAGGTGGGATACGATAACACGACGGCGCGCAGTGGCTTGAAACTGTCGCCGCTCACCATCGCAGCGGTGAACACCAGTTCAAATGGTCGCTCGCAGATCGGCCAACGCCGCAATGCGACCACTAATCCACTGCTCGCGTTCCTCGCCGATCCTCGTCCCCCGGTGGCGTAAACAGTAAACCCCGGCCTAAATATTCTTATGGCTGGTCGGAATAACAAAACGCACAAGGGCACTTACGTCCTCAAGAACCCGGAGAAGTACATCGGTACCGGCAATGTCACTTACCGGTCTTCTTGGGAATATAGCGTAATGACATTCTTTGACAACCATGCGAGTGTTATTGCGTGGTCGTCGGAGAGTATTTCCATTCCGTATCGCAATCCTCTCACCAACCGCCAAACCGTTTATATCCCGGACTTCCTCGTAGTCTATGAGAGCAATGGTCGCAAAGTGGCGGAGATGATCGAGGTTAAGCCTGCCAAGGAAGTGCCCGGTATGCTGAACGAAAAGCTGTCAAAGCGCGACCGCCTTGCCCAAATCCTCAACGCCGCAAAATGGCAGGCAGCTATTGCCTTTTGCGCCAAACGCAACATCCGTTTTCGTGTCATTACGGAAAAGGATTTGTATGTATTCAAAAGGAAGTAAGTTATGACGAAAGGACTTGAAAGTGTCTTTGGTCTCCCCTCGATGGCCGACATTCTCGCAGAAACCGATGACAACGATCTCTCCACGGAGCTTGCCGACGACGAGATGGTGACCACCGATGTGGCGTTGAAGCTCGACTCGGACAGCCCACTCATCACCACCGCGTTGGAACAGATCGAGGGACACGCTCGTGCGATGGATACCATCTACGGCGACACCCTCAAGCACGCCACCGACACCGCAGAACTCGCAATGGACGGCGGTGTCCCGGCCACAGCAGTGCCGCGCATGCTCGAAGTCTCCGCAATCCATTACAAGACCGCGATGGAGGCGCAGAATTCCAAAGTCGAGGCCACGATGAAGATGATGAAGCTCATCAACGAGAGCAAGAAAATTGATCTCGATAAGCAGAAGCTTTATCACGAAATGGGCAATGCCCCCACGGACAAGGCTGATGTCATATTGGTCGAGGATCGCAACACGTTGTTGAAGCGTCTCAAGGAAGAAGCCAACACCGGCAAGAAGTGATAAATATCAGGAACCGAGAACCGCAGGGAGTATCATGAACTTCAAGAACTATTACGAGAAGGTCCAGAAGACTTTCAAATTTCGCATCAAGGCCGTCTACAAGCTTGACGACGAGTCCATGGATGTGATTGAGAAGGTGCTGGACAAGTATCGCCCCTCGAAGGTCGGTCAGCCCAAGAAGATGATGTTCCAGACCCAGCCTTTGGGCTTCGTCGGGGCAAAGAACGTCGAGCTTTATTTCATTGACGTGGAGCTAACTGTTCCCGCCAATCCGGCTGTTCTCGAATACGATCTCCGTTCCGCGTTTCACATCTCCACGCAGTCCGACATCATTCAGGTATTTCCCGAGCACGGCGATCCCATGGAAGAAGCCGAGGAAGCCGCAGAAGAGCAGCACGAGGCAGAGGAAACCACCGCACTGCTCAACCAGCCCGATTATCCCGAGGCAGCAGAGGTTGACCCCAATGACCATTTCGGCGATGCCTATAACAAGCGTTTCCTCGAATATGTCAAGGAAGTCGAGAAGAAGCGTGATCTGAACAAGAAGATCGATGCCCCGCATCCGATCACCAAGTGGGAGAAGCAGCCTGACCCCAACTCCGGCGATCCCAAGCAGGACACCGCAGATTTCAACGCCGATCACAAGCCTGCTACCACGGACGTGAAGACGCAGCCCATCGGCCAGAAGTTCACGCCCAAGAAGATCGAGACGAAGTAATGGATTTCGCCCCTGAAAAGCTCAAGGAGTTGCGCGAGTTGCTCCAAGCCATCAACGTCACGGACGATCACCTCGCCCGTGGTGTTCGCTTGACGGCGAGCGGCACCGAGAAGGTGGCAAAGCGCTTTGGTATCACGACGGAAGATGTTCCCGCCATGCTCGCGGCAGTGTCGAAGGTCACCGCCGAGGACATCAAGGAAGACAATGAGCGTTTCAGCTACGAGGCCGACTATATGGGCAACCTCACGCTTCGTGACAGCGAGACTGGCAAGGACGTGTTCATGCAAGGTGACGAGGCATTCCAACTCGCCGCCAAGCTGGAAGCACATCCCGATCAGCGCGAGATTTTCATCTCGCAGTATTTCGATCAGGAACCGCTCCAAGAGTCGCAAGTCGTTGCCGCGATCCCGCCGATGAGCGGTGCCGGTGGAACAGTAAACATGCCCTACAAGGGTAAGTTTGCCACGCTTCGTTTCTGGTCCGACGATGGTCATCAGAACCATGTCAAGCTCATCAGCTTGCGTGATGACGAGGACAAGGAAACAGAGATCACCGCTGATCTCAAGGCACACATTGAGGCGCAGGCTATGCGTTGGGCCTTGGAGGGTAAATTCTAATGCGTAAGTATCTCGATATCCTGAACGAAGCCCTCGACGAGGACATGATTGATACGAACGCGGCACCGCCGGAGAACGATGTCAAAGATGCGCAGCATTACGCCGCCGCCCGCAAAACTGGTTTCTTCGGAGAACAGGCTGCTGGTTGTGTACTGATGGCCAAGACAACCGGGCGCATGCTGATAGTTCTGCGTTCCGGGCAAGTCATGGAGCCCTACACTTGGGGCAACTGTGGCGGAGCCTTCGATGCCAAGGAAGAGCGCCCGGTTGAGGCTGCGCGCCGCGAGGCTCATGAGGAAACCGGCTACACGGGTGCGGTTAAGATGATCCCCTTGCTGGTCTTCAAGAAGGACACCTTCCGATACAGCAACTTTCTCGCCGTTGTCGAAGACGAGTTCGAGCCTCATCTGGGTTGGGAAGCCGACCAAGCGAAGTGGGTCGAAATTGGTGCTTGGCCGCAACCGTTGCACTTTGGTCTCAAAGCCCTGTTTGCTGATGCGGTATCCATGAAGACCATCACCCATTATGCGGAGATGTTCCGCTCTGGTAATCGCGCGGTCGAGGCCGTGGAAGCCGTTGATGAAAACATCACCCTGCCCGCTGGCGTGGATGTCGCCAAGGCTATCGGCGATGCCAGCGATGCGGTGAAGCAGCTTGCCGCTGACGCAGAGCTTGATCCGAATGGAGAGAGCATTCCGGGCCAGCCTTTG